CATATCCGAACAGTGCTAGAGCAAACATGCTTAGAGCACAGATTACATCTGGTGGTGCAGTTCCTCGCACACCAGCTCTCAGGGGATTTAGGGGTAGAAATTTGTTGACATTGTTGCCAACATTGATGCAATTTGTGCCTGGTCCTGTTGGCGATCACTTCCGTGATGCTAATGCACGAATGGAAGCGGATAGAGATGCAGTTTTGGAAATGGGGATGCAACAATTCAATCAATTAATAGGTCGCCCACAATCTGCTGGTGTGAAAGCTTCTATTGTTGATATGGCATCTCAGGAACAGGCACTATCTAGGTTCAATAAACAAACTAGACAACCTGACCCCATCATCATAAATAATCAAACTGGGGAAGATGGGTCACCTGACATTCCTTTATCTCATATTGCAAACATGGGAGACCCTGGACTATCTTCACTCTACCCCGCTCCTCGTTGATGTATGAATAATTCAAAACCATATGCATCATCCTGTACGGTAAAACAAATTGCGATTTGGAAAGCAGGATCAGAAACTGATAAACCATGGGCTAACTTGGTAGGTATGGTTTCTCATTTGCAATATCATGAGGATATATTTTATCCAGCATTTAGTGCAACCATGGTTGTTGTTGACAATATGGAGTCACTAATATCATCAATGCCTATTCAAGGATTTGAAAAGGTTGTTTTTGAAGTTGAGGATGTAAACAACGAAAGTTATTCTTACGAATTTAGAGTTTGGAAAGTAGCAAATAGAACAAATTCAGATAGAAAACAAGTTTATACTTTATGTTTAATTTCTGTTGAAGGTCTTCTGAATGAAGGTATGCGAGTCAATACTATTCAATCTGGAACTCCTACTGAAATTACTGCAAAATTGTTGACTCAAAAATTAGGTGTGTCCCCAGGACAAATTTTCGCACAGGAATCTGAAGGTAGAGTTAAAATTCTTCCAGCAAAAAAATCTCCCTTCGCAATTATTAGATCGTTACAATCAAAAACTGTTGCTATAAACGATCCTGTTAAAAAACTTGCTCCTCCAAAACCAGGGGGATCAACTTCTAATACTTTTACTGGAACTAGCGATGTTGGAACTGGTGCTCAAAAAGCAAAAGGAACTGCTGGATTTTTGTTTTTTCAAACTAGAACAGGATACGTATTTAAATCTATTGATGAACTTTGTTCTACAAAAAATTTACCTGTAAAAGGTGGCAAATATACATGGAGTCCTGGAAAAACTGCGTATGAATCTCAGAATAAAATTCAAGAAATTATTTTTGGATCTGAGTTAGATATTATGCAAAGGATGAGAGAAGGAACATATTCTTCAATCGTTCATTACCTTGACATAAATACTGGAAAGTATGAGGAGTTTGTATATTCTTTAAACGATACGTGGAAAGATATGGTTCATTTAGGCAGTCAAACTGATTTGCCCATTGGTCAAGCATCACTTTCAGAATATCCTTCTAGAGTGATGTCAACCATTATTAATAATGAATGTTGGTATAATGGTGTCGAACCTGCAGCAGAGAAGTCCGAGTATATAGATTCCCAAAAACGGTATCTATCTCAAGGTCTTGCCAGAATAGGAATTATGTTTAACCAGCAGTTGACAATATCATTAACAGGACACTTGGAACTATCTGCTGGTGACAAGATTGAAGTGAGAGTGCCGAATCAAGTTCTTGATGAGAAGAGAGAAAAAGAAGTGTGGGATCCAGAACATAGTGGGACATATTTGATTAAACATTTGAACCATCAGTTTGATGTTCCTGGACAAAACGTATATACTGTATTAGAATTGATTCGTGATTCTTACGGAATCAAAGATAAAGAAAGCAAAGTAATCACCAAATAAGAGGTTTTATGGAAAGCATCGAAAAGCATATCGAGGCGGATAAAAAGATCCTTGATAATCCTACTACTTCCCCTCAACAACGTCGTCATATTGAGGCGGAACTGCACGATCTAGAAGATTGGGTGGAGCATCACAAAGAAGAAATCGAAGCTGGAGATCATCATGATCCCTCGCCACTAGAACTCTATTGCGATCAAGAACCAGGCGCACCTGAGTGTAAAATTCATGATAACTGAGTAGTATGGATGCGTTGAGTAGTTTATATCCAACAAATCAAATTGGATCCGATGGATTCGCTTGGTGGATTGGTCAAATTGAATCAGACAAGCAGGGTGATTTCAAACAATCTGGCAGATATAGAGTCAGGATTGTTGGTTATCATCCTCAATCTTGTGATGTTGTACATACGAATGATTTGCCATTTGCATCTACTATGATGCCTGTGACAAATCCACATACTCCTGGTGGTTCGACATCTGTGTCTGATCAACTAGGACCAGGAGTGTGGGTTGTTGGATTTTTCTTAGATATTGATAAGCAACAACCTGTGATCATGGGATCAATTGGTAGAGTTGCAAATTCTAAAGGTACTTCTGATGATGAAGATCCAACGCCAGGAGAAACAGGGTGTAAGTCATTTACAACTTATGTTAATGCTGCAAACAAACTGCCTTTTGATCAACCTTTAGCAACTACTGCACAACCAACAATCACTGATGCTGGTTTTGCTCCTACAGGTCTCTCTTCTGAAGACGAAGATGGAACAGTAATTTCTACCACAGATACAGGATATACCTCAGCAAAGAATGCACAAAATACTGCTACAAATCCTGCAGGAACTAACTGGTGTGTAGAGATTGCAGATAAATGTGGTAAAGAGACAGATCTTGGCAACACTATGAAAAGGTTGCTTTCTGAGATGTTGTATGAAACTCAAAGAAATGGAGGAAAACTCGGAGATTACCTTGTTGGTGAACTTTCTGGAGAATTATTTGATGCTGTTGGTATTGGTAGAAAGTATGTAACTAAAGCACAATTGGTCGTAAGAACATTTGTTGCTTCTGTAAAAGGATTTATTCTTGAGAAATTAAAAGCAGGTATTAAAGATCTCATTAATATGCTGCTATATCCATCTGATACGGGTAATGCATTAACACCAGTTACAAAATTCTTCAACGAAATCTTAGATGATGTTGGGTGTAGTATGGCAGACCTTGGAGATCGTCTTGCTAGTTTCTTAGAGGATCTTATTTTTGGATATCTCTTCAATATTTACAAGGCGGCTGCATGTCAAGTAGATAAGATGGTTGAAGGTATTTTGAACAAAATTCAATCTCTTATGGAAGAACTTCTCTCTAGAGTATTGGGACCACTTCAAGATATTCTTGGTGCAGTTGCATCTGCAATTAACATTATTGGTGATACTATTAACTATGTCCTGGATCTTCTTGGCATTCAGTGTGATGGTCCTGGAAAATCATGTTCTAAAACTACTACGGTTTGCACTGACTGTGCTACTGATAAGCGTGAAGATTTCCTAGATCAACTACTAAAAAATATTACTGATGATCTATTCCCTGCAACAGGTGAAGATTGGTCACAATACACTTGTGACGAAGCATATGAGGGAACAACACTTAAAAATACTGAAATTGTATTTGTGGGTGGTATTCAAGACCCACAAGAAGAACCAACCATTGTATACAATATCTCAGATTTAGAGGTAGTTGAGGGAGATGTTGCAGTATTTACAGTAACTAGAGATGGGTTCCTTGATGTTTCTTCTAGTGTTAGATACTCGACAAGAAATGGATCTGCACAATCTCCTAATGATTATGAACAATCTAGTGGTATTCTAGGGTTTGCACCAGGAGAAAGCTCAAAGACAATTTCTGTTAGAACTTTTGCTGATTCTGAAAGGGAGTTTGAAGAAGATTTTTACATGCGTATCTTTAAGGATACACCAGGAACAGTTTTAATGTCTGCTACTAACAATGTTGGTAGGTGTGTAATTACTGATTCCGTAATTACTACGCCACCTCCTGTTGATCCACCAGTAGGTCCTGGAGATACTCCACCACCATCATCTCCTCCACCACCAACATATCCTCCATTGGTTATTCCTGATCAATTCCCACAACCAGAAAATACTGGAGACGACGACGATGATGATACAACTGATACTACTTTAACTCCAACTTATTTTGTCCAATCTGATAAGTCACTTGTAAAAGAAGGCGAATTTGTAACATATACTATTACTACCAAAAATGTTTCTAATGGAACTGTGTTGTTCTATAGATTGTTTGGTCCTAATATCACACCTGGAGATGTTGTTTCGGGATCTCTATCTGGATCTTTTGTAGTAAATAATAACACTTCTGTTGTAATTGTTGGTATTGAAGATGATATTGAAAATGAAGATGACGAGACCATGATTTTTGGTATTATTGGTACTGGAGCACAAGCAAGTGTTATCATTACATCTGATATCGACGGATTTACTGATGAAGAGATAGATGAATTAGAAGATAGTTCTTCTAATATTCCTCCAAGTGATGGGAAGAGTAAAATCCCAACAGCAGGAGTTCCTATTACAGGTCCTGACGGTGGATTTATTGAAATTCCAATTGATACTCCTGGAACACCATATGTTGAACCTCCTGCAATTATTATTACAGGAGAGGGGCGTAGAGCAGCAGCAATTCCATTACTAAATGCCGATGGGTTCTTGACAGAAATTCGTGTCACTGATCCTGGACTTGGATATAAGTTGAATACTCCTGCTACTTCTCAAAAAGAATGTATTATTGATTCATTTACAATGCTCAATCCTGGTAGAGAATATACATCTCAACCAACAGTTTACATTAATGGAGACCCTGATATCGCAGAGGCAATTGTAGAAAATGGTAAGGTTGTCAGTGTTCGTATTAAAAATAGATCTATTGTTTTTGATAGATATCCTAAAGTAATAATTTTAGGTGGTGGTGGATATGCTGCAAAATTCATTCCATCATTTGCTTGTCTTGATCCAGAGGCAAGGGTTGAGGTTGGTTCTGCTAAGATTGGAACTGGCAAGTACATTGATTGTCCATAGGTATCACAATGGCTAACGAAAGATTTGAAGACAAAGCATTTTCACAAGTAAAAGCTCCTGGGTCATCTAGGAGAAGAACTTATGAAGGCAAGACAGAACCAGAAAAACCAGAAGACGAAAAACAAGAACTGGAAATAGAACGTTCTATTTCAGTTATCTCTAGTAGTGGTGAACGACTTAGAATTACTTGCGATGACACTGGATGCAGTTTTGTTTCGCCTCAGGATGGTCATGGTATTATTAACCAGGATAATGGAGACGTTGTTATTGTAACTGGTGGTGGTGGAAATGGTAAGGTGTGTGGTGGTAGATTTCTTATCAATACCAAAGGAGGACAAATAGTTAAATCTGGACCTGTTTATAATGAGTATACTGCAAGTCCGCCAGCAACACCTGATCCAGCAAAAGGAGAGGGATCTGACACTACAGAAACTGCATCAAAAGGTCAAGTAGCATGTTCTAACATGTATTATGGTGATGCTATTACTGAGTGTCATGGTGAAGTTAGAATTAAGGGAACTAACATTGTCCTTGAAGCTAAAGATGTGCTTACTCTAATAGGAACATCAAAGGTTCTTATTCAGGCGGGACCAAGTGGTGGTGGAGAAATTCAACTTAACGCGGGTCAGATTAAACAAACAGCTGATCAAAGCATTGAAGATATACTTGGGCAGAAATCAACAACAGTTGCAGAGAAAACTGATCTTCAGTTTGACCCCAGAGCGTCAGTAAACATTATCTCACCAGGGCATGTTAATCATCAAATTCTTGGTGATTATCAAGTAAATGTTGGCGGTGTGGCAAATATGCTTGCAACGGGATTGCCATCTACTCCCCCACTGGTAGAAGACAGAACTAATAGTTACGCTATCAGAACAACTGGAGTTGCAAAGGGTATTTCTTTGGATGCTGCTACCGATGTTAACATCAACGCTTTGGCAGCGGTTAACATTACTGGCGTTGGAAACGTCAATATCAAAGGTGCATTAATTTTTCTTAACTGATTGATCGGAAATCCGTATCGAAAACTGGCACAAGGGGGGGTTGAAACTCCCCTTTTTCATGCTAAATTACTCTTGTAGCAAATGAGGGAGTGCCTCAACTACTCGCTTCTCCTCTCTTGACGTGTCTAACGTCATCTGCTATAATAACCAAGTAATTCAAAGGTA